CCAGTTGAGCGTGTTGGTCTTGACAATCTTGTTAAAGAGCGTCAGCTGATTCGTAGTCAGCGCGAAGTATACGAGAAAGAAGAAGCAAAGCCACTGACACCGCTGATTGTAGCAGGTGTTATGATTGATGGTGGCATTGTTGGTTATGACAGCAATCTTGGCTCTGGTGGTATTGGTGCTCGATATCTCGGTATCGGCGCCACACAAGAGTACAGAAAAGATGAAGTTACTGTCATGCTTAGATTGATTTCGGTTAACACTGGCGAAATTCTACTCTCAACTGGTGCAACCAAGACTGTTTTCAGTACTGGCGTGAGTGCTAACGTATTTAAATTTGTCGATGCTGGTACAAGATCTGTGGAGTTTGAAGCTGGTAACAGCATCAACGAACCTACAACCTATGCTGTAAGAATTGCCATAGAGGCAGCAGTCGCTGATATGATCAAAGAGGGAGCAAAGAAAAAGCTCTGGTCGTTTAAAACAAAAGAGAAAAAGAAAGGGAAGTAAATGAAACTACTCACCAGAATGATGGCACTTTTATCATTCTTGGTTATGTTTCAAAATGCTTATGCGGCGAACTCGGTATATATGGACCAAGTTGGAGATGGTTCAGCTATTTCAATTACGCAAACAGGTGCAGGCAACGCGATAGGTACTTCAACTTCAAGAAGTACATTTACAGGCGATAATAATACAATAACAATTCAACAGATCGGTAACAACAATGTCACTAACATGACTGTTAATGGCAATGGTGCTACTATCACATCAACTACAACTGGCAGTTCTAATATCATTAACTTGGAGTGCGGCGCTAATGGTGGCGCTTGCGGACCATCAACGATTACTAAAACAGTAACTGGCGATGGCAACCAAATCACTCAAAACACTGACAGCTTAACTAATACAACATTGTCTATCACATCAGATAACAACACTGTTAATTTTAACAGCACTGCATCTAGCGTTGCTGGTACTACTAACGTTGTTGATATTGCTGGTGGTTCAGGTAACATTGTTGACGTAGTACAGGCTGGAACTGGAACAGCATCCACTAGCGTTGGTCATCAAGTCGATTTGACAATTTATGGCGCAATGAACGTAGTAGATTTTAGACAAGGTGGAACAGTTGATAGTAAGATTGTTACTTCAATCACTGGTTCTAGCAACGCTGTTACTATTAAGTCCAACCACCCTTAATGCTGCGGTTGGAACTGTAACAGAACAAACTGGACCCACTGAAATAAAACGCAAGGCGGAAACGATCCCCAGTCAAACACAGCTGGGGATCGAGATGCAAGATGTTATTACTACAGCTAATGCTAAAGCTGGTATCACATTTCAAGATGATACTCGTGTACAAATAACAGAACATTCTAAACTTGTTATTGATAATTTTGTATATGATGGCGAAAAGAAAACTGGCAAGCTCGGTATCAAGATGGCTCTTGGTACAGTCAAATACGCCAGCGGTCAGATCGCAAAGAATGATCCTCAACAAGTAGTTGTTACAACACCAACTGCTACGATTGGTGTTCGTGGTACTGACTTCTCAAGTACAGTCGACGAGCTAGGTCGCTCGCAGATTATTCTTCTTCCTTCTTGCCCAGCTGGTTGGAAAAACATCGACAAAGATTGCGTCACTGGCAAGATCAGTGTCACGACTGATATGGGAACTATACTGCTAACAAAAGCATTTGAGGCAGTAACAGTTGATACTAATATGACTCGCCCACAAAGCGCTGGTATTCTTAATCTAGATCTCAATCAAATAAATAACATGCTGATCGTTACTCCGCCAAAAGTAGTGGCAGACACGAGCAGAAGGGAAGAAAAGAAAGCGTTTAACTTTCTTGATGAAGATTTGCTGAAAAAAGATCATTTGAAATATGATGAGCTAGAACGCGATCTTCTTAAGGAGTTTAATAAACTTGATAGAGATTTTCTTGGCACTGACTATCTGTATAATTTTATGGATGTTATTGCCACCCAGTTATTAGATAACGCTCTTGATGAGTTCGGGCAACTACTGCCGAAATACAATCAGGCGAGTGGTTTAAAATATTTTGTTGAAAATGAAACGCTAACATTATATCGCGAAACAGTCAGTAGCTTTGCTGAAGTAAGCATGCAAACTACAAGAGCTGGTACGGTGAATATCATTCAGGAAGGCATTACTGTGAAGCAGATGGTTAATCATGCAGGTTCAACAACGATAACAATAAAGCAGAGTAACTGACATGAGAAAATTAGTATACACGTCGTTTTTATCGTTTTTCGTAGTTTTCAGCGGTCTCGCTAATGCACAAACACTCACCACTACATCAACGATGAACAATGCGACTGTCAATATCACAGGCAGTTTTCAAAACATTATCATCAATCAGTCGGGTACTGGCTATCATACTGCTACTGTTACAACAAACGGTAACGACATTCCTGTTACGATCAATCAATCTGGTTCTACTAATAAGACGATCGACGTAAACATCACATGCACGAGCGCATGCGCGAGTAGCCCATACTACGTTAATCAATACTAATGGAAAAGCTCGGCATTCTCCTAACAAGCAGACTGGCAGCATTTATCGTAGCAGCTTTGCTGGTGCTGGTCTATGTTTGGAATCCTACCCCTGTACAAGTATTACAACTTAAAACATTTGACTTTCTGATTACATCTTTGGAGCCTAAGAAGTCCGAAGAAATTATCATAGTAGATTTCGGCGAGCCATCGGTAAAAGAGTTTGGTCAGTATCCATTTGATCGCCGCGACGTAGCAAAAACAATCAACAAACTAAAACAAAACGGCGCAGCAGTAATTGCAATGCCAATTCTATTCTCGGAAAAGGATAGGGCAGGAGGCGACAATGAATTGGCAAAAGTTCTTGATGGTGTTGTCATCGCTCAAACACCAACTACTCAAAATATTCCACCAGATGCAGTACGTCGCGGGTTTGCTGCGATCGGTCCTGTTGATCCTGCTAGCTATGTTTATCGTTGGAATGGTGGTATACGTCCAATACGTGAGCATGCCGAAGCCGCTGCAGGTGTGGGAATTGTCGCCACTGTTCCTGAAGTGGATGGTGTGGTGCGCCGTATCCCTCTACTTGTCAATATTGCTGGGAGCCTCTATCCTTCTTTACCTTTGGAAACGCTCAGAGTCGCTGCGGGAGACCCTAGCTACCAAATTAAGACAAGTGAAATTGGAACAGAGTTCGTCCGCATACCTGCTTTCCCGCCGATATCGATCGATGAAAGAGGAAGAATCTGGGCGACTTGGAACACGAGCTTCGAAAGAATAGAAGCAACGCAGATTGATCAGCGCGTCAATGGTAAGGTTGTTGTTCTAGGTATTGCGATTGAAGGTGTTGGCGGAATTATTGCTACGCCAGTCGGCGAGAAGTGGGCGCACGATATTCAGGCAGCAACAATTCAGACGATGGTTAACGGGGATTCCGCCAGTCGTTTATCAATAGCCAGATACCTAGAGGTAGCGCTATTGAGTACCATATTATGTCTAATAGTGATAATCCTCCCAAAGACATCTGTGAAGTACACCGTTCCTGTCTATGTTACGTTTATAGCTGCATCGATTTACGGTTCTTATTATATGTTCACAGAGTACATGCAGCTATGGGATGTATCATATTTAGTTCTGGCTGGTTCATTTACGTTTGCTCATCTTGTATTCAATAACTTTGCTCGCGAGTTCCGCCTGAAACAACAGATTAAAAAACAATTCGGCACCTATCTATCACCAGCGCTGGTTGAGAAACTACAAAAGAATCCAGAGCTACTTAAACTCGGGGGAGAGACCCGTGAGCTGTCAATTATGTTTACGGATGTTCGTGGTTTTACTTCTATTTCTGAGCACTATGGCGCTAATGTGCAAGGTCTTACGGAAATAATGAATCGCTATATGACAGCGATGACTGCTAAGATACTTGAGAACAACGGCACACTTGATAAGTACATTGGTGATGCACAGATGGCTTTCTGGAATGCACCACTCGACGACGCTGACCATGCTAAAAATGCAGTTGCTACAGGACTAGCGATGCTTGGCGACTTAGATAAGTTTAATGAAGAAATTGCCAAAGAAGGAGTGCCTGCATTTGGAATGGGCTTGGGTATTAATACTGGTTCTGTTGTGGTGGGTAATATGGGAAGTAGTCAACGTTTCGACTATACTTGCCTGGGCGACTCTGTCAATCTTGCTTCGCGACTCGAAGGACAATCAAAGCCATACGGCGTTAGAATTATCCTCGGTCAAAGAACGGCAGAGCTTGTTAAAGAATTCTATAATCTCATCGAGCTCGATGAAATCGCTGTTAAAGGAAAATCACAAGGAGTAAAGATATACACGGTAGTTGCTGATAAGCAAATCAATCGCGTATATCGTAAAAGCCATAATGAGTTTCTATTTCACTACCGTCGCCAGCATTGGGACAAGGCACTGGAATATATCAAGGTATTGGAAAAGGCATTTGATGGCGAGCTAAGTTATTACTACCATATGATGGAGGAACGCATCGCTGAATTACGCAACGCGAACCTCGACTATCATTGGGATGGAATTTATCGTGCTACCAGTAAGTAAGATACTACTGTTACTTGCTTTTCTTTTCTTCGCTCTTAGCGGTTTCCTGCTTTGGTTCCGCTTTGGTCAACTCGTCATTCTTTCGGAACTCGCTAGCTTTTGCTAGTAATTCATCTTGTTGCATTTCACGTAGCATAAGAACAATATTCACCTTCTGGTTCAAACGAATGAGGTCGTTGTCTAGCATGCGAATGCGGTCGATGAGAGCAATCAATACTTTGTTAGCGTCGGAAAGAACAGGCTTGACTTGCTGAGTAGCCCAGATCCAGACATAATATATAAGATAGCCCATACCGCCAGCAGCAACGATTGGGAAACCGTACTTAGAGATTAGTTGTGCAATGTCACCCATTAGTCTCTCCTTGCGTCGTTCTTACCGTCTGCGCGAGCGATACGGTCAATATCTGGCTTAACACCCATAGCATTAGAAACTAGAGTGTCGATACGAATAACGTCATGGTTCATTGTTTTAACACGATTATCGAGGGCAGTAATGATTCCGCTAAGACCTTGTACAGAACTCATAACTCCAGCCAGAATAAATTTCATTGTAAGAAAAACAAAATAGCCACCAGCACAGGCTGCAGCTATTGGGAAACCTACGTCTGCTACTAATTTAAACCAAGAATTTACGTCCATATTCATCCCCTCTTTTTTATTGCTTTTTTGGGCGGGATATAGTATTATTTAGGTCTAACAGGAGAACAAGATGATCACACAAATCCAAGTAACGAAGCGCGATGGTACTCGAGAAAATCTAGATCTGAACAAATTTCATCGTGTAGTAGCTTGGGCTTGTGAAGGACTTAACAACGTTTCCGAGAGTGAGATCGAGATCAAGTCTCACATCCAGTTTTACAATGGAATCAAAACAAGTAATATCCAAGAAACCCTCATCAAAGCTGCAGCTGACCTGATCAGTGAGGAAACTCCAGGCTATCAATATGTCGCGGGTCGTCTCATTAACTATCATTTAAGGAAACAGGTCTATGGAGATTATAATATTCCTCATCTGCGCGATCATATTCGTATGGTTATTGACGCTGGATATTACGATAAAGATATTGAAAGCTGGTATTCTTCTGATGATCTTGATACTCTTAATTCTTTTCTTGATCACAAGCGGGACTTTTCTATCGCTTATGTTGGCATGGAGCAGTTTCGCGGTAAGTATCTAATCAAGAACAGAGCCACTGGTCACATCTATGAGACGCCACAGATGGCGTATATGTTGATCGCGATGGTACTGTTCCGCAACTATCCAAAAGAGACACGACTCAAGTGGGTAAAGGATCTATACGATGCGACAAGCAATTTTGAAATTTCGCTGCCGACTCCTATTATGGCAGGTCTCCGCTCGCCTCAAAAGCAATTCAGCTCGTGCGTACTTATCGAAACTGATGACTCGCTCGATTCAATCAATGCCTCAGCTTCTTCGATCGTTAAGTACGTTTCTCAGAAGGCTGGTATCGGTATTGGTGCTGGGCGTATTCGTGCTTTGGGCTCTCCAATTCGCAAGGGTGATGCTACGCATACTGGAGTTATTCCCTTCTACAAACTCTTCCAAGCTGCGGTTAAATCTTGCTCGCAGGGAGGTGTCCGAGGCGGTGCAGCAACTCTATATTATCCTGTCTGGCATCTTGAGGTTGAAGATCTAATTGTTCTCAAGAACAACAAGGGCACTGAAGACAATCGTATCCGTGGACTTGACTACGGTGTTCAGTTCAACAAGGTAATGTATGAGCGTCTGTTATCTGGTGGTAACATCACTCTGTTCTCGCCAAACGATGTGCCTGATCTGTATGATGCGTTCTTCACAGATGTTGATAAATTCAGAGAGCTGTATGAGAAGTATGAGCGTTCAACTAAGCTGCGCAAGAAAACTATTCCTGCGATTGAGTTGTTTTCTGCTTTTATGCAGGAACGTAAGGATACTGGTCGCATCTATTTGATGAATGTTGATCACGCGAACGATCATGGTTCATTCATCAAGGAAGTTGCGCCTATTCGTCAGTCAAACCTTTGCTGCGAAATCGATCTACCAACTAAGCCATTGAATGATATAAATGATCCTGACGGAGAAATTTCTCTCTGCACACTAGCAGCTGTTAACTGGGGAAAAGTGCGTGACCCTTCTGACTTTGAACGTCCTTGTACTCTTGCTGTACGCGCTCTGGACGAGCTGCTTGACTATCAAGATTATCCAGTTCTGGCTGCTAGAAAAGGTACTATGGATCGACGTCCTCTTGGTGTCGGTATTATCAATCTTGCATATTGGCTTGCTCGTAATGATCTTTCTTATCAAAATATAGATCACGATGGGTTGAACAAGTTACATTCCTACGCAGAAGCATGGTCCTATTATTTGATCAAGGCATCGATTGATCTTGCGAAAGAAAAGGGTGCTTGTCCTAAGAGTGGAGAAACAAAGTATGGCAAAGGCATTTTCCCTGTTGACACTTACAAACGAGATGTTGATGAATTGGCTACCCCGCAATACCGTTTTGCATGGGGAGAACTGGCAAACGCAGCAAGAGAGTACGGAATCAGAAACTCTACACTCATGGCGCTTATGCCATCTGAAACATCAGCGCAGATTAGCAATGCGACGAATGGAATCGAACCTCCAAGGTCGCTTGTTTCCGTTAAGCAATCAAAAGATGGCGTCCTTAAACAAGTCGTTCCTGAAGTGCGAAAACTTAAGAAAAAGTACGATCTTCTTTGGGATCAGAAGAGCCCAGAAGGCTATCTCAAGATCGTTGCTGTCCTCCAAAAGTTTATCGACCAAGGGATCTCGGTCAACACTTCGTACAACCCAAAGTTCTATGAAGAAGAAAAGATCCCTATGAGTGAGATGATCGGTCACCTACTCATGTTCTACAAGTATGGTGGCAAGCAGCTATATTATTTCAATACCAATGATGGCGCTGGTGAATACGAAGAGAAGCCATTGCCAGCTAGTGAAAATGTCGAGGATGATTGTGACTCATGCAAAATTTGACTTTTGAAAAAGATAAGATATACTTGGATCGTATAGGTAATCAGTATGTTTTCGTCGAGAAACGTGCAGGTGTTACTGTTTTTGAAGACATACTTGGTCGAACCCACAGAAACAGCGTAGGTCGATACAGGTGGGACGACAAAGACACTGATATGGATATTGTTGGAGAATTAAATGAGCATGACGAGGATTGATCCACCCATTCCGATTATGACGCCAAAAGGTCGAGCACTAGCTCATTTTATTATTGACACTGGCGTTGAGAACGATTTACAATGGGTGTGCTTTCAAGATGATACTGGTGAGTGCTGGACCTGGGAGAATGCCTATATAAGAGCCAGAGTGAATCGCACTGCAGGTAGGAAGAAGATTAGCGAGATAAAAGAATGACATCTGTTTTCGACTCTAATAATAGAAAAGATCATACAACAGTAAAAGCATTTTTTGAGGGCGCGCCAACTGTTGCACGCTATGACAAGCAGAAGTATGCTTGGATTGATAAGTTGACAGATCGTCAGCTTGGTTTCTTCTGGCGTCCAGAGGAAGTTGACATCTATAAGGATGCGAAAGACTTTAAGGATCTTACTGTCCATGAGCAGCATATTTTTACATCCAATCTTAAACGTCAAATTTTGCTTGACTCCGTCCAAGGACGAGCGCCTACTGCTGCGTTTGGACCGATATGCTCGCTACCAGAACTCGAAACGTGGATCACAACGTGGGCATTCTCAGAAACAATCCACTCCCGCAGTTATACTCACATTATCCGAAACATCTATCCAAACCCATCGAAAATCTTTGATGAAATGATGGACATTGCTGAGATCGTCGATTGCGCTAAAGATATCAGCAAGTACTATGATGAATTGATTATAATGAACAATCAGCTTGCGAGCGATCACGATGCATTGTGTGTCAGTGATTATGAATATGAACATAAGAAGGCATTGTGGCTTGCTCTTATGTCTGTGAATATTCTTGAGGGAGTTCGTTTCTATGTCTCGTTTGCTTGCTCGTGGGCATTCGCCGAAGTTAAGAAAATGGAAGGCAATGCAAAGATTATCAAGTTCATTGCACGTGACGAAAACTTACATCTTGCTGGAACACAACAGCTACTCAAAGCGCTATTTAAAGAAGATGAAGACTTCGCCAAAATTGCAGAAGAAACAAAGGATGATTGCGTTCGACTTTTCACCGATGCTGTTGAGCAGGAAAAAACATGGGCGAATTATCTATTCAAAGACGGCTCGATGGTGGGTCTCAACGAAGCTCTCTTGAGCGAATACATTGAGTGGATCGCAGGCAAGCGTATGCAGGCAGTTGGTCTGCCTTCGCCATACAAGGGTGGCAGCAATCCGTTGCCTTGGACGCAGAAGTGGATCAGTGGCTCTGAAGTGCAGGTAGCACCACAGGAAACTGAGATCACCAGCTACGTTGTTGGCGGCGTCAAGAAAGATGTTAGCGCTGATACATTCAAAGGTTTCTCGCTATGAACGAAGTATTGAAACGTATGAAGAATTGCCGACTGTGGAGCAAGCAAGTTCATTTCGACATTCTTGTGACTAAGTGGGCAGACCTATTCCCTGAAGATGTTTGCACAATGCTCGACAAACTTGATAAATTATATACAACACCTACTGATTATAGGAGTTGGTTAAAGAGTAAATGACAGGCAAAATTATTTTATTGAACGACATCTACGAGATGCGTCGTAGAAAAGAAGAAGAATTAGCATATTATCATGAGCAACTTGACAAGCTAAAGCAGAAGATGTTCTTCCTTCAAAAGGACATCGAAATCACAAACATTTGTATTGAAATTATTGAAAAGGAAACAGTTATTGACGTAAAGAAAATTATAGAGGAAAAAAAAGAATGGAATTTGAATGCGAAGAATGCGGTGCACAATTTAACGTACAACACGAAGAAATTAACGAACCAGAGTATTGCCCATTTTGTAGCGAAAAGCTATCTTACGAAGATGAAGAAGAAGAAGCAGATTGGGACGAATGAATAAGTAGAGGGAACAATGGAGCTCCCTCTATGTCGTATGATAACCCCTGGCTATACAATGGTCAAGTTGTAGATTCTGAATTGCTTGATGAATATATCGGTTTCGTGTATAATATTACCAACCTAACGAACAATCGCAAGTACATCGGTAAGAAGTTATTAAAAAGATCCAAGACAAAACAAGTCAAGGGTAAGAAGAAACGTATGCTCGTCGAGTCAGACTGGAAGCAATATTACGGTTCGAACAAAGAGTTGAACGCTGACGTCGAGCAGTTTGGCGTTAATAATTTTAAAAGAACAATTATTCGACTTTGTAAAACAAAAGGAGAGTGCAATTATTGGGAAGCGAAACACCAATTTTTGCTTGACGTTTTAGAAAAAGACGAGTATTATAATACATGGATTATGGTAAAAGTACACAAAAAACATGTGCCCACGTAGTCCAACGGCAGAGACAAGAGACTTAAAATCTCTCAAGTGTCGGTTCGAGTCCGACCGTGGGTACCAATCATCAAGAGTGAAGCATGGCTAGAGAATTTAATATCGAAGAAGTTCGTGAGTTTATCTCTAACAGTTCAGAGGCAACTTGCATTTATATTGGTGCTGATAGCGAACGATATCGCAAGGATGAAGTGTTCTTTGCTGACTATACGGTAGCGATAGTTATTCACCACGATGGCAAACACGGATGCAAGATCTTCGGTAAGGTTGACACGGAACGCGACTTCGATAATCGACACGATCGTCCAGCCATGCGTCTAATGAATGAAGTATATCGAGCTTCACAGATGTATCTTGATCTTGCTGAAGTAATCGGCGATCGCCACTGTGAAGTTCATCTTGATATAAATCCAGATGTGGTGCACGGTTCATCTTGCGTCGTGCAGCAAGCTATTGGTTATGTACGCGGTGTATGCAATGTAGTACCTTTGGTAAAGCCAGAAGCATTCGCAGCTTCTTACGCAGCAGACAGACTAAAAGAAATTCTAGCCCAAGCGGCATAAGGAGGTAAAATGTTTTATACAGATAAGGTAGAAAAGACTGGACTTCAGTACGACGAAGGTTTGCGTCAGTTTATGCTTGGCGTATACAACCACATGACTCTCGCTCTTGCGATTAGTGGGTTGTTTGCGATTATGATTAACATGAGCCCAATCGCAATGCAGCTCATTTGGGGAACGCCATTCAAGTGGGTTGCTATTTTCACCCCACTGGCTATGTCTTTGGCATATGCTTTCTTTCAAGCTAAAATGTCGCTGACAATGACTCGAGCTTACATGTTCACATTCGCAGCTGCGATGGGAATTAGTTTGAGTTTCATTTTTATGATCTTCAAGCTCGGTAGCATTGTCAATGTATTCTTCATTACAGCTGCTACGTTTGGCGCTGCTTCGATTTATGGTTACACTACGAAGCGCGATCTGACTAGCATGGGCTCGTTCTTGATGATGGGCGTCATTGGTCTAGTTATTGCTGGTTTAGTTAACCTTTTCCTTCAAAGTTCAATGATGACTTTTGTTATCAGCTGTATTTCTGTTCTGATCTTCACTGGTCTTACAGCGTACGACACGCAGGAATTGAAGGAAGTTTATGACGAGTTGTATGATGAAGAAATGGAAAAAGCTGGCGTGACTGGCGCGCTGAATCTTTATATCAACTTCATCAATATCTACGTCAGCCTTCTCCAAATTATGGGTGAAAAGAAAGAGTAATGGATTTCTTTAATCCAGAATTGATACAAAACACCCCACCAGCTATCGTTACTATCGTTGATGATTCTGGTGGGGAATTTTACGAATACATGCTTCGTATGAATAAATACCGTATTAGCGGAACACGAGTCGCTTTAATAAATTGTCGTTCCGCTTGCACGATGGCACTGAGTTTACCTAATGTTTGCGTATATCCACATTCGGTATTGAAATTTCATGCTGCTTATTACGAGGATTCAAAGCATATTGCTGAAAGAGAAACTAAGATCTTGTTCAACATGTATCCGATAGCAGTTCAACAAAAACTTGGTTCTCTCGAAAGAGAGTTTAAAACGCTAACTGGAAAACAGCTTATCCAGTTAGGTGTACGCTCGTGTAGCTTAGTGGCCAAAGCCGACCGCTCATAACGGTCTTATCGGGGGTTCGAGTCCCTCCGCGAGCACCATTTCAACAGGAGGTTATATTATGCCACATCCACATAAGAATCGTCCGCGCAGAGGTCGCCGTAAGGTTGGTTCAAAGAAGCGCAAGGCGAGGCGCTTGAAGGGGAAGCGTAAGGGCAAGAAGTGAGATATCTAGTATTACTGGGTGCATTACTGGTTTCAGGTTGCGCCTCCACAGAATCCCAGAGCCTAACCAGCTCTGGGAAAGTCGTTAATAGAGCTTACCATGGGACCGCCAGCTGGTACCAGTGCTGCAAACGCACAGCCAGCGGTGAAGCATTTGATCCGAATAAATACACAGTGGCGCATCGTACGCTACCTTTTGGGACGATGCTAAGATTGACAAACGTAGCAAATGGAAATAGCATTGACGTTATCGTGAACGATAGAGGTCCGTTTGTCAGAGATAAAGAAATTGATGTTTCTCGTGGAACCGCTCAGGCACTAGGTTTCTTCCATAGTGGCACAGCAAAGTTGCTGATAGAGGTTCTCGATAAGCGTCAATGACGAAAGGAGAACGGTATGTATAAGGCAATTTTAACTGCAGCTGTCGCATTAGCGATTTACGTCGCGCCGACAACATCTGCTGCAGCGCGACCAACTTCTACAACTGCAGAACAGACACAAGTAAAAAAGAAGCCTGTAAAAAAGAAGGCTAAGAAGAAAGTCAATAGACAAACGGTAGCTGCAGTGCAGCCCGCACCAGCGCCAGTTGTTCAGTACGACGAGAACACTGCTCACGGATATTGGTTGGCAGAAAGAGCTCGTAATGAAGCACTCGCATCTATTACGCCTAAACAGCTGACGACTGACGACAAGCGTAGATTGATTGCTAAGAACTGCAATATGTTCAACTGCGGTCAGGCATCTAAGGTTGTTGCTGAAGCTAAAAAGTGGGAAGGTAAGCATGCGCGCTCGAACAGAGCAGAGCTTGCTAATCTTATGAGGGATGGTAACAACCAGCAACCTGTGGACCCTGTCCGTATCCCGTGGTGCGCTGGTTTCGTCAACGCTATCCTCGCTCGCACAGGTCACGAAACGACAGAAAGTCTACAAGCTCGCAGCTTCCTAAGCTGGGGAGCAAAAACAAAAGATCCAAAAGAAGGCGACATCGTCGTTCTTACTCGCGGTAAGAGTAAGTACGCAGGACATGTTGGGTTTTTCCAAGGTTATGAGTGGTATGGTAGCGAACTATACGTAAAAGTTCTTGGTGGGAATCAAAACAAAGCTGTTAACGTAGCTTACTTTCCTGCGAGAAAAGTTCTTGGATACAGAACAGCACAGAGCTGACGAAAGATATATACTGATTCAACGAAAGACGAGTCAGTATATTTTACTTGATTCTTTACAGAATCAGGTTATACTAATAACTGCGAATCGCAAATTAGCTATGGATCATTTGAGGATATACAATGAACGTGAAGATCGACAAGCCTGAAGTTCCTAGTATCGAAGATCATCACTACTACATGTTCTATAAAGATTTCAACGCTGACTCTACAGCGGATGCCATAGCGTTCATTCTTGAACGTAATCTTATGAAAAAGAAACCAGCATGGATGAAGTTTATTATCAACTCTCCTGGTGGTGATGTTGCTTCAGCATTTGCTCTTATTGACACAATTAAGGGTTCCAGGGTTCCTATATACACTTATGGACTTGGTGAGATTGCCAGCTGTGGTTTAATGACTTTTATTGCTGGTCAAAAGGGTAAGAGATTTATTACTCGCAATACAGCAATTCTTTCACACCAATATAGCTGGGGTTCGTGGGGCAAAGACCATGAGCTGATGGCTCGAGTTAAAGAGTTCAACAACACACAGACACGCATCGTTGAACACTACAAACGTTGCACTGGGTTGTCGGAAAAAGATATCCGTAAGTATTTGCTTCCACCTGAAGACGTTTGGCTCACTGCCAAGGAAGCAGTTAAGTATGGCATCGCAGATGAGATCGTTGATTTTTATTGAGGAGAAACATAATGAGCATTATTCGTTTTAGCACTGAAGAAGTTTTTGGTACAGATTCTCAAGAGTATGAAATTCTTGCCAACGCTGCTTTAAACGTCAAGGGTGTTGGTGGCGCAATTGTAGAAATTGGCACTCGTCGTGGTGGTTCCGCTAAATTGATCATTGATTGTTTAGCGCAACAAGGCGACACCAACAGATCGATGTTCTGTATCGATCCTTATGGAAATATCGAAATTGAATGTACCAATTTGAATATGGCTATTCATAATCCAGATCGTAAAATTGAAGGCGATCCTCAGTCTAAAGAAATCACTTCACCACAGCGGTTCGATTATGATAATAGTATGCGCAATCGCACTATTCCTTCGCTGTACTTTTATGCCTATCAGGCTGGTTTGAATTTCATTTTCTTTTGCCTCGAGGATACAGAATTTTTCAAGCGTTATGCTGATGGCGTACCAGTTTATGATCAGTATAAGAAAATTCAAGATAAGTATGCTCTTGTGTTTTTCGATGGTCCACACGACAATGCGACACTTTTTCTTGAAACAGAATTTTTCCTTTCCCGCGCTAATGTAGGATCAATGTTTGTTTACGACGACATCTGGATGTATGACCATGATGCTGTTGAAAAAATGTTGTTTGACGCTGGTTTCGAAACTTATGAAAAGAAAAATATCAAAGCTAGCTATCGCAAAGTCAAGTGAAAACGCGCGAGTTTTGGGTTGAATGGTCGTCAACAGCTATACTAATTATTGGTGTAGCGTTGACAGCTTGGAACATTTATCCACTCAATGTATATTTTTCTTTGGCTGGTAATTTAGGTTGGGCAATCATTGGTGTTATGTGGCGTAAATGGTCGCTTATTACTATTCAAATTGTTGTAACTGTAATATATGTCGCAGGATTGATAACTAACACATGAGTAAAAAAAGTTTATTCGTTTCGATAGCAAATTATAAAGATCCTGAGTGTATTTTTACTGTTCGTAATTTGCTGGAAAAAGCATCTGGCGATTTAAAAATTCGCATTTGCGTATTTTCCCAAATAGATTTAGAAGATAATTCATTTGACGAACTGGATACTATTCCAGAAGTTTATCATGTTCGATATGATTATCGGGAAGCCAAGGGCGTGTGCTGGGCGCGTAAAATGTGCCAGTCTTACTATGATGGCGAAGATTATTATATGCAAATAGATTCGCATATAATGTTTATTGACAACTGGGATCGATTGCTTCTGGAAGATTTTGAAAAATCAAAAGATTATGGTAGAAAAGTTATTTTAACTGCATACCCACCAGCATATGAATTTGAAATAGATGGCGTCAGACGTATTTTAGAATACAAACCAACTAGATTTGACATGAACAATGTCAATATTATTCCTTCGGCGGCTGCTAAATTTGCAGCTGATGATTATGATTACCCAGAGCAAGAATATTTTATTGCTGGTGGTTTTTTATTTACTGTTGGTGATTTTGTCAATGAAGTTCCATACGATGAAGAAATTTTTTTCCTCGGCGAAGAAATTACACTAGCCATTCGTGCGTATACTGCTGGGTATTTTATGTTTGCTCCGACTAAATTTATTTGCGCTCATCTTTATCAAGTCGCTCAACCAAAAGATCAAAAGCGTAATAACTTCTGGGATAAACAAGAAGAGCGTACTCGTAAAATTAATTGGATGCAGAGAGATAGAACCAGCAAAATAAAAGTGCAACATATATGTCGTGGTGAATGGTATGGTAAATATGGCGTGCAGGATCAAAAACTGTACCTGGAATTTTACGGAAGAATGAGAGCTGAACATCCCCATATAGATTTACAGAAGGTATATTTGTGATGGAAATAAAATTTTATGCCATTAACTACAACAGAGCTCTGCCAGTAGTTCCTGGTAAAAACAAAAGAGACTGGATTGATAAGGCGGAGGGTAAGTTCTACAAAGATTTGTCCATGACCATGGCTCATCAGTCGGGGTGGGAATTTAGAGCTCCTGGCGACTTTACTATTGAATGGAATGGTGGTAATAATTCTACTGATTTGGTTGTTCATTCTAACATAGATCATTCGCATCTTTTTTATACTGGCATGGGTTATGGTGTTTGTAGTATTAGAGCTGGTTATGTGATAGAAACACCAGAAGATTATGCAATACTTGTTACTGGCGCTCCTAACTTTTTTAAAGATGGAGCTGTACAGATGTCTTCGATTATTGAATCGAACTGGGCGCACATGACATTTTTCTTAAACTGGAAAATGACTTATCCTGGAAAAGTAACATTCACAAAGGGCGAACCTCTTGGATTTGTTACTGTAGTTCCTCACAGACAGTTAGATAATTTTGAATTGAAAATCGACACCATTATGTCAAATCCTGACTTGTATAATAAACATCAGATGTGGACTGATATTCCTTATGATGGCGATCCATATATGGATGGTGTAGAAAATAACATCACAGGAGAAACTACAAAAAAGTTTCACAAGAAAAAAAGAAAATTAAAAGTTGTTGACAAATTGAATTAAACGGAGTATGATATGAGTGAATTAGAACTGTTGGTGCAGTATGATATGTATATGAATGGCTACGATCCATCTAATTCAGAACATATCAAACAGTACTGGAGGGAAAGGCTATCATGAGAATAATTCTTTATACTAAAAAAAGTTGCGTGTACTGCGAATATGCAAAAAAATTATTAGAAAAGAATAAAATTGAATATACTTCTCTTGTTTTAGATGAAGATTTTACAAAAGAAAATCTGCTGGAATTATTTCCTTCCGCCAAAACTTTTCCAGTCATAGTCGTAGATGGCTATAATATTGGTGGATACGATCAACTAAAAGTATTAGTAGAACAAAAAAACGAAACTCGTAAATTGTTGAATGAAGGAGAATATTAATGCCAGCTATGCCCGTGAGAGTGGATTATGGTAATGTACTGACTGAAATTCAAATGGTTGAATTTGATATGGAAGTTATTTGCAATGCCATCAAAAATATGCCAAAGGATGGATTAATGGTTGAGTGGGGCAGTGGTGGGTCTACATGTAAATGGCTTGAAACCCTTACTGACAATCAGCGCCTCATTACTATTGAACACAATGAGAATTGGTATAATCGTGTAACGAGAGCTATTAGTGCTGAGTTTGGCGACGTTAGTAACAAATTCAAGTTTCACTACAGACCAGAAAAGCATATAGAACATGGTTATGGTAGTTTGATCGAAGAGCATCCATGCGGTACTGATGAATACATTAACCCAGAAGATGACATTTGGAACGCTGACTTTTTCTTTGTTGATGGTATTGTAAGAGGTGCTTGCCTTTCTACTATTTTGCATAAGAAAAAGAAAAATGATGCAGTAATTATGATTCATGACTATGTTGGTCGCGAAGATTGGTATCATTGGGTTGTTCAGTTTTTTGACGTTCAGGTATTTAACGACAAAGATCAGTACTCATCTATTTGTATTTTGACACCGAAAGGAAACTAATATGGTTATGAAGTATGAGAGAGATGCACTTATGTATGATTTAAAACTGCATCCTTTAGAAATAAGGTTTAAAAAGGTTAATGGCGAAACTCGAGTTATGCGTTGTACATTGATGAAGTCTGTTCTACCCGTTAATGATGATCAGTTTGAACAGCTTGAAGAGCAGCATAAGAAACCAGAAAATCTCAACACCATAGTAGTTTGGGATCTTCGAGCTAATGGCTGGCGTTCTTTCCGCATAGAATCTGTTGAATATGCACAGATTGTTGATGGCTATTGATTATAAATAAAGAGCCACCAGTTCTTGGTGGATTTATTTTTCCCTAATAATAGGAGTTCAAATGAGATGGCAGAGTACTGGGGATATCACACTATTCTAGATGCTTCTGGTTGCGATCCAGAGTCGATTACCTCTTATGATAACATCTATAACTTTGTCAAAGATCTTGTAAAAGAAATTGACATGGTTGCTTACGGTGAACCACAGATCGTTAACTTTGGATCTGGCAACAAAGCAGGTTATACCCTAGTTCAGCTAATTGAGACTAGCAACATCTGCGCTCATTTCGTCCCTGATGATCTCAAGGGCGGCAACGGTATGTATCTTGACGTATTTTCTTGCAAGCCATATGACCCTGAAACTGTGGTAAAGGTTGCACAGAAGTGGTTCAAGTTTGAAAAGTATAAGACTGCATATGTCGAAAGGCAAGCATGATTGTAGGATTTACTTGTAGCGCGTTCGACTTGCTCCATCCTGGACATGTCGCAATGCTGCGTGAATGTGCTAGTCAGTGTGATTATCTTATCGTAGGTCTTCACACTGATCCCTCCATTGATCGAGCTGGTAAGAATAAGCCGATTCAATCAGTATACGAAAGATACTTGCAGCTCGAAGGCTGCAAGTTTGTAGATAAAATTATCCCATACGAAACAGAAACTGATCTAATCAATTTACTTGCTGTTGAAAAAATTGATGTTCGTTTTGTTGGTGAAGAGTACAGTGATACATACTTAACAGGTCAGGATATCTGTGAAAAGCGTGGTATTCAGATTGTCTATAATAATAGAAAACACAAGTATAGCTCTACTGAGTTGAGGAGTCGTATGCGATGACATTTAGTGAATCATTTTTCCAAGAAGTACAGCTTATTGCACAGCAGATGAATATTACTGCAGTCGAAAGGTTAGCCGATGCACTCGTTACAGTCAGAGATGTCAGCGAAGGACGCGTATTTATTTTGGGAGTCGGCGGCTCCGCTGGCAATGCCTCTCATATGGTCAACGATTTACGTAAGCTCTGTGGCATCGAATGTTATGCGCCTACAGATAACGCATCAGAAATTACTGCGCGAACAAATGACGAAGGATTCGATACAATATTTGAAGAATATCTTCGAGTCAGCAGGTTTAGCTACAAAGACGCTTTGTTCGTTCTCTCCGTAGGTGGTGGTAACGAAGAAAAGAATGTTTCTGTTGGTTTGATCAAGGCTATCAAGTACGCTCGTTCTAAAGATGGCACTGTGCTTGGCATCGTAGGTCGCAACGATGGTTACACCTACAAGATGGCAGACGTTTGTGTTTGCGTCCCACCGATCGCTCCTGAACGCATCACTCCCCACAGCGAAGCATTTCAAGCAGTTATCTGGCATAGCTTAGTCTCTAATCCGAAACTTCAAATTAAAAATACAAAGTGGTAAAAAAAGCTATATTTTTTGATCGCGATGGCGTATTAAACGAGTTAGCGCTTCATGACGGAGTGCTAACTGCGCCATGGTCAGTAGATGAGTTTCGATTCACGAGAGATGCAAAACAAGCAGTTGACATAGCTAAAGAATTAGGCTATAATGTTTTTGTGGTTACTAATCAGCCAGACGTAAACGATGGTAAATTGCCAGTAGAAGATCTTCGTTTGATGACGCGGATGTTAAAAAATTGGCTGGGTATCGAAGAAGTTATTTGCGCTTTCGACAGAGGCGCCAAGTTCTATAAACCTAACAATGGTATGATAGAATTTCTTTTGAAAAAACATAAAATACATCGTAGAGATTGCTGGATGATTGGCGATCGTTGGAAAGATATAGTGGCTGGTAGACGTAGTCATTTGAGCACTATATACATTGGTGATGTATATCACTCTCCTCCCGAATATGAACATATCCAACCAGATTATATCTGTTCTGATGTACTACAGGCATGCCTACTGATCAAGGAGTTACACGAATATGGTTAAGTTGTTTTCTGATGGCGCGGACTTTAACGGTATCGCCGAAGCTGCCAAAAACGAAAAGATTGTTGGATTTACTACGAACCCAACTCTTATGAAACAAGCTGGTATTGTCGACTATGAGTCTTTTGCTCGTGGTGCTATCATGCACCTTGCTACTAATCGCCCAGGAACATCACTGAGTCTCGAAGTGTTCGCTGATGATCTTCCGACAATGACTAAACAGGCATTGAAGATTAATGATTGGGCTAAAGAATACGACTACGATGTTTATATCAAGATTCCTGTCACAACGACTACTGGTATTTCTACTGCGCCTGCATACAAGATGTTGTCTGATAGTGGCGTCAAGTGCAACGTGACTGCAGTGTTTACTCAGCAGCAAATTATGGAAGTTGTGGATAACCTAAATCATTTTGTACCAAGCATTGTTTCTATTTTCGCTGGTCGTATTGCTGATGCTGGTATGGATCCAGAAGAAATGATTAAGTTCGCAACTGGATACTATCAGCGTTATAAGAACAGCAATACAAAGCTCGAGTTCCTTTGGGCATCTTGCCGCGAGCCTTTCAATTATATCCAAGCTGATCGTAGTGGTTGCGACATTATCACTATGCCACCAGCAATGATAGATAAGATGAAGACGTTTGGTAAAAACTTGAATCAGTATTCACTTGAAACTGTGCAGATGTTTTACAATGATGCTGCCAGTTCTGGATTTAAAATTCACTGCTAAGGAGATATATTATGAGTAATGTTGGAGCGCGTGTACCAGATTGTTCGTTTATGGTTCGTGTTAGAGATGACAGCATTGGTGGACCTAACCCATATAAGTGGGAATTGAAAGAATCTGCAGAGTATTTTACTGGTAAACGTGTACTTCTTTTTTCGTTGCCTGGAGCATTTACACCTACTTGCTCTACATATCAGCTTCCTGGTTTTGAAGCTAATTATGAACGGTTTAAACAAGAATTTGGTATTGACGAAATTTACTGTATGTCCGTTAATGATGCCTTCGTAATGAATGCTTGGGCGAAACAGCAAAATCTTAAAAATGTTAAAGTTATTCCAGATGGCAATGGTCAGTTTACATTTGAAATGGGAATGCTTGTCGACAAGTTGAACCTTGGTTTCGGTCAACGTTCTTGGCGCTATGCTGCTATTGTTAATAATGGCGTCATTGAAGCATGGTTCGAAGAGCCAGGTATTTGTGATGATTGTTCTACTGATCCTTATGGTGAAACTTCTCCCGAAGCTATTATACAGTTCCTCGAGGAGGATATCAAGTGAGTGGGTTTGAGGAAAACGAAATTTCTAAAAATGCGAATGGCGGTACTGAAATTGCCAAGCGCAAACTAGCCTCTATAATTGATCCTTCTTTGCTTGAAAACTTTCAAATTATCTGCTCTCGCCCACGAGAGCTGCAGGAAGATAAGATTCGCGTATTCTGGTGTCACGATTTGCCCGAAGATCCAGAATCAAAAAAGTTTCAAGATAGAAAGTTTCAAGATAGCTTTCACAAATTCGTATTCATTAGCAACTGGCAGTATCAGCGTTATCAATTAATTCATGGTATTCCTTACGACTTTAAATCAGTTGTTTTGGAAACTGGTATTGATCCTGCGCCAGAAAATTGTTTTGATAAACCAGAAGGTCCAATAAGAATTGTTTACACTTCTACGCCACAGCGTGGTTTAGAAATTCTTGTGCCAGTTTTTGAAAAGCTCGCCGAAATTCACAACGATGTTCATCTCGATGTTTTTTCGAGCTTTAAGATCTATGGCTGGGATGATGCTGATAAGCAGTTCGAACCTCTCTATGATAAGATTCGCAATCATCCGAAGATGACATATCACGGGTTTGTTCCCAACGATGTTCTCAAGGATCATTTGAACAAGTCGCATATTTTTGCTTACCCTAGCATCTGGTATGAAACTAGCTGCCGCGCAATGCTTGAGGCTATGTCTGCTGGTCTTGTTTGTGTGCATTCAAATCTCGCTGCTCTACCAGAAACCTCTGGCTCGCTCAATGTAATGTATCAGTTAGATATAGATAATAAAAATAATCATGCAAACATGTTTGCGACGTATCTAAATGCAACAATAAACATGGTGCGCGATAATCAACAAAATGATATGATCAGATTCAATAAGTACTTCGTTGATCGAAGGTACAATATTCAGCTAATTAAGTCTCAGTGGGAACGCACGCTAAATGAATTGTTAGCAAAATACCCAACAGTTGAAAGTCGAGCTATCCCTAAAGAGCAATTCGTTTATAGGACTGCATAATGATTATTTCCAAAACACCGCTGCGTATTAGTTTCTTCTCTGGTGGTAGTGACATGCCATCGTTCTATGAAAAGGAACAGGGCGCGGCGCTGTCTTGTACTATCGACAAATTCATTTATGTCTGTGTTCATAAGACTCCACATCTGGGCGTCAAAATCATGTACGACACTATTGAAGAGACCCCAGATGTGGAGCAGATGCAGCATTTGATTACCAAGGAAGCGTTGAAGTATTTTAATGTTTCGAAGGAAGTGACGATCGCTTCAATTTCTGACATTTTGTCGAAGGGTTCAGGTCTTGGTTCATCATCAGCGTTCACTGTTGGGTTGGTAAACTCTCTTGCTAGCACCAAGTGGGAGGTCGCGTCAAAGCGTTACCTTGCTGACATTGCCTGTCATATCGAAATGGATAAGTGCGGATATCCTGTCGGTAAGCAGGATCAGTTTGCAGCTGCGTATGGTGGCATGAACATCTTTGAGTTTATGAAAGATGGCGATGTGAATGTACGCGAAATTCGCATCGGTCATGAAGCGTTCAATCGTTTAGAGGACAATCTACTGTTGGTTTATAGTGGTCGCGGGAGATCTGCTAACAGTATTCTTCAAAAACAACAAGCTGCGATGGGTGATAAGGATAAGTTCAATCTTGTTCGTAGCTCGCGTGACAAGGCGTATGAGGGTGTTAAGTTGCTGATGAAAGGCGACACCGATTCGTTCGGCGCTCTACTCCACGAAGCATGGATGGAAAAGAAGGGACTCGTCAGTGAGATCACGCAGGATTACTTCGATACGATCTATAGCAAAGCTATAGATGCAGGATCTCTCGGCGGCAAACTACTCGGCGCTGGTGGTGGAGGTTTCTTTTTGTTTTATGTAACAAAGGATCGCCGCGAAGAAGTTGTTGAAGCTATTACAAAAGAAACAGAATGTCGTGTCTACGACTTCAAGTTCTACTTCCATGGCAGTAGAATCGCAGCTCACTGTTAACCTAAATAAACAAGTTGACAAATTATAACATGTCCCGTATAATAAAGGTAGGATAAATGGATAATGTAATCCAGTTTCCAAAAAAGCGTGACGATTTGGCTGCAGCTCCTGTTGAGATGGAAGATGTTGAAAATAAAATCCTTAACCTTCGCCATCACCATATCAACGAAACTCTCGCCACAATTATCCCGAATCTTTTTTCAGCAATGGAGTCATCTGGTTTCTTACTGGAAGATCCAGATGAAAACGATTCAGATATTAAAGATGGCGCGTTTGTTGTTGAAGCAATCAGATCTCTGCTTTGCAAGCATTACGGAATATCTCATCCTTTCCAACAAATTGCCGATAAGGTATTTGCAATGGTTCAGGATGGAGAGGATACAAAGTTCGTAGTAGTTGACAAGTTGAATATCAAACTGACACAGGACAAGTAAGGTTCTATATTATGATTATCGTTGACTTGAGTCAAGTCATGCTTTCCAATCTTATGATGCAGCTGGGTAACCACACCAACGCTGAAATCGAAGAAAACATGGTTCGTCATATGGTGCTAAACTCTTTGCGTTCTTATAACCAAAAGTTTGGCAACGAGTTCGGTGAGATGGTAATTGCGTGCGACAATACCAACTACTGGCGTAAACAGATCTTCCCCTACTACAAGGCTAACCGAAAAAAGAATCAGGAAACTTCTGAGCTTGATTGGAAGCAGATCTTCGAGTGCTTGAACAAGATTCGAGCAGAGCTGAAAGAGTTTTTCCCCTACAGAGTTATCGATATTGAGTCTGCGGAAGCGGACGATATCATCTATACTCTCACGAGTGTTCTTGATGTTCCGATGCAGGAAGAATTCCTAATCTTGTCGGGCGACAAGGATTTCATTCAGCTGCATCGTTCAGATGTGAAGCAGTACGATCCTGTTCGTAAGAAGTGGATCAAACATGACAACCCTAAACTGTATTTACAGGAACATATTTTGAAGGGAGATGCTGGCGATGGCGTTCCTAACATACTGTCTGCTGACAATTGTTTTGTTCTTGGCGACAGACAGCGCCCACTGACCGCAAAGCGTATGGAAACTTTGATTGGTAAAACATCAGAAAATATAGATAGTGAGTATCTGCGTAATTATCTTCGTAATCAGCAGCTGATTGATTTGGCTTTTGTGCCCAAAGAAATACAATTGAAGGTGCTGGCGTCTTACGAAAATCAAAATGATAAAGGTCGTGATAAGATGTTCAACTATTTCATTTCTAATAAGTTGAAACATTTAATGGAACACATACAGGAGTTTTGAATGGCTATGCGTGTTGGTATTGCTGAGTTTCTCGAAAATGTTTCGAAGCTCAAAAAGCGTGCAGAAAAAATTGAAGTATTAAAAGCAAATGATTCGTTTCACATCAGAACTATTTTGCAGGGAGCATTTGATCCACGTATTAGGTGGCAGTTGCCTGCAGGCGTCCCACCGTACAATCCAACAACTCTCGTCGATCAAGAAAATGTTTTAATACATAGTTGCCGTAAACTAATATATTTTGTAGAGGGCGGATCTCCTGGTCTAAAGCAACTCAAGCGCGAATCAATGTTTATCGAATTATTGGAAACAGTAAGTCCTTCTGACGCAAAACTGCTCTGCGCTATTAAGGATAAGAAATTGCCGTACAAGGGAATCACGGCAGATATTGTTAGAGAAGCATTCCCTGACTTATTGCCACCAGAGGAGAGTAAGGCATAAATGGGCAAGTCTAAAAACAGTAAGTACTACAACTATCATCTAGACAGAGAATATGATGATGGTGATTACGACGCTCGTCCAAACCGTAATCGTTCTAAAGAAAAGCGTTTTGATCGAGCACTGCGAACAAAGAACATCCAGGATCTTGTAAACATAGAAGACGATGGAATTGACCCTGATGATTATGAATACTTTAAACGTCTAGAAGAAGAGCAAGATGCCGACTTACGCATTCCGCGATAACAACACTGGGGAAGAATGGCAGGACTTCATGAGCATTTCCGCTCTTGACGAATACCTCGCCGCTAATCCTCATATTACTCAACTCGTTAATGGTGCTCCTGCACTTGCCTCTGGTCGTGGTATGGGTAAGCCAGATCAGGGTTTCCGAGACTTGCTTAAAGATATGAAGAAAAAGCATAGTAAAGGAATTACTAGGAGTACTATCAACACATTTTAGAGCAGTGAATAAATGCAGCAGAAAACACAGAGACTAACAAGAAAAGAAAAGCGCATTTTAAGACAAACAGGGAAGTATGAAGAACCAAAATTAAATTTTCATTTAAAAAATGTTGAACCATTAACAGCCAACCAAAAGTTGACATTTGATTATTATGAACAAAACAAAAACTTACTACTCCACGGGATCGCGGGCACGGGTAAGTCTTTCTTATCCATATACCTATCTCTTCGATCAATACTATCAGACAACAGCAAGTACAAAAAGCTCGTCATCGTACGATCAGTCGTACCAACGCGAGACATGGGATTCCTTCCTGGCAACAACAAAGAAAAAGCTAAAGTATACGAAGCACCGTATCAAGCTATCTTTTCAGAGCTCTTTGAGCGCGGAGACGCCTATGAGTATCTTAAGTCGAAAAATCTTGTCGATTTCATCAGTACTTCTTTCATACGTGGTATTACTCTCAATGATTGCATTATTGTTGTTGATGAAATAGCAAATATGACTTTACACGAATTAGATTCTGTCATCACTCGTGTAGGTCGAAACTGTAAAGTAATATTTTGCGGTGATTTCAGACAGTCAGATTTCACTCGCGAGCATGAGAAAAATGGATTGACTGACTTTATGAGAATAATTCAGAAGATGAAATCTTTTGAGTTTGTTGACTTTAACGAGAATGATATTGTGAGATCAGCAATGGTCAAGGAATACATCATAACCAAAGATAGGCTAAGGATTGTCGCGTAGATTTTTTGAGCACGCATTATTTGATTTTGAACAACTCAAAACAGTAATAATGCACGATAAACGATACTATGAATTGCCAAATGGAACTTTGGCGCAGTCTGTTACAACTCGAATTGGCGAAGCATCAGATAAAACAGCGCTGATGGAATGGAGAGCCAGAGTGGGTGTAGAAGAAGCACAAAAGATTTCTACGCAAGCAGCTGCTCGCGGAACTGCTATTCATAGTATTTGCGAAAGCTATTTGATGAATGAGCCTACGTATCCTAAAAACTCGATGCCAACTAACATCGACCTGTTTCGTACATTGCGTCCACACATGGATGATCATATTGGTCGCGTCTTTGGTATAGAAGCACCACTCTATTCGTATGCATTAGCAGCAGCTGGTCGCACCGATTGTATCGCCGAGTGGAATGGTGTTCCTTCAATTATCGACTTTAAAACTGCCCGCAAATTAAAGAAGGAAGAATGGATTGAGAATTACTTACTTCAAGCGACAACGTATGCTCTAATGGCTGAAGAGCGTACTGGTCTTATCATTCCTCAGTTTGTTATTATGATAGCTGTTGATCATGAAGATCCGCAGATATTTGTGAAAGAAAAGCAGCCGTATATTAATCGAGTCAAGGAGATTTTCTCATGAGCGAAGCATCATTGAAAAGCCACATCAAGCATTTGGAAGAAAAGCACCATGCTCTAGATAAAGCTATCAAAGAGGAATTCAACCACTATGCTCAAGATGAAGTTGTAAGAAAGCATAAGATCGAAAAGCTCAAGCTCAAGACCGAAATTGAAATGGCTAAGGCTAAGATTATAGCCTAGCTATAGCTCTATGGCTAAGGCTAAGGTTATAGCTAAGGTCAAGTAGCGCCATTTAAACACCCGAATACACCCGAATAAGCTAGACCATACTTTTTTTATGGTCTAGCTATTTTTTTGCTTGCTTTAATTTTAAGGGTCGGCTATGATGTAAAAGTAAGGAGAAACGAAATGACCCGCACCGAATTAATCAACGAGATTCTTAAGGCTCAGGACAAGGCGATAGAAAAGGGTTTCGATTGGCCAACCACGCCAGTAGAAGCCCACGACACGAAATGCCTTAAGATATTCTTAAGGGAGCTTAACCATTTCTTCAAACAAGTAGCTAAACCGAAGCCGAAGCTCTTCTAAGGACAAGCTCATGTATAACTATACCGTAACCTTAACGAACTTCGGAACTGAGCTGTACAATGGCTCCGATCTAGCTACTGCTCTAGGCAAAGCTGAGAAAGCTGGGTTTGAGGCAGTGGTTAAGATCGAGTACGACGACGAAATCCATGGGCGTGGGCTTTACTATAGAGCCTACTCCCCGATTTCTGGTTGGCTGACTATAACTTCAGCTGCAGCTTAACCATAAAAAAATGCTTGCTTTAATTTCAAATCCAAGCTATCATGTATATATGATGAAGAAAGGAAATGAAATGACTGTTGACCAGATCCGCAACGAACTCGAGATGCTCGAGTCTAACTATGCCATGGCGATGAATTTCAAAGCCTATCCGCTGGCGGAGCATCTTCTCCCGCAGATCCGTGCGCTCCAGGACAAGCTGGTCGAGCTGGTGTGCGCCGAGGATCCCTATACTACTGAAGCTGATGTTCGCTACTTTGAAGGACTGTAAGATGACTAATCAAGAACTCGCTAAGGCTATCCGTCACAAGCTCTTCGCCGAGCGTGAGACGTTGAAAGAGGCAATGGACTATGCCTTTTCTGTGTTCCGTACACTCGGTCCGAACGAGCTAGCTGCCACGACCGCTCTTATGGTCGTGATGAATACGCTAGCGAATGAAATCGAAAAGGTAGAAGCACAATGACACGATGGTCTCACCTGACTTACGTTTCGCGCGAGAAGCGCGGTCGTAACGAGCATACAACGTACACAGGCTTCGCTTCGGTCGATGAAGCCGAAGAATACGTTCGCTATTACAAAGAAAACTGGTACGTTTATTTTCCCGAAAAGCTCAAGCTATGGGAAGAAAGCAACGGTCAAGTTTATCTTACGCTTAAGACAGCGGACTCGTGCGACTAAAGCTAAGGTCAAGTAAAAATACCGCTTGCTTTAATTTTAAATCTAGGGTAAGATGATAAAATGAAAGTTGGTGATAGCGTTACCTTAACCGTAAAAAATCCGCTATGGCCAAGCCGTCATAGTTACGGTTATCCCATAGCCGAGTTCAAGACGTATACGGGAACGGTATTGCCAAGCCCCAGCTGGGTCGGAGCCGATCAGCTTTGCCTTAGCACTGGTATGGTTGAGTTCCCGTTCCGCGTACTTGACCGTAACCGTATAGTCGGGTCCCAGGAGTCCGTCCAGACGTCCCAGAACCGAAC